ACCCCACAGAGTTTTTGATATTCTTCAAAAGTGCGACATTGACCGCCAGCCATATCATCAGCATAGTTGTTCATGTCGGTACGTATTTTTTCGCGCAATACGCGTGCGAAGTCTTGAATCATTTAGTTGGTTTTCCTTTTAAAGATTGCATCATCAATTGATCTCTTTGTAATTTCAATTGCTCCTTGCTTTTAGCAATATCGATCCCTGCTTTAAGGCCGATTTGCTGGTCTTGTGTGGCAATCTTGTGCTTGTCGTTTTGCATTTGCATGCCAACCTTCATAGCATCAAGCTTTAATTTGCCACCAATTTTCTCTTGCTCAAGTTGAACCTTAGCCATCGCAACAGATGTTTCTGCAGCTGCCTTGGCTTTTCTAACTTCAACCTCTTGCTGGCGTATTGCCAACTCTTGTTGTTGCATCTGTAGCACGGGATCTTGTGCTTGCTGCTGTGCTTGCTGTTGTGCAGCCTGCGCTTGGTCTTGCATCAATACTTGGTTGGCGGCTTGAGCCATCATGCCTGACAATGCAATCTCCAACTGAGGTGGCAACTTCTCGTCTTCTGGAGGCAACGCCATACCCAGCTGTTGCTCCATCTTCTGACGCATTTGCAATCCTGCATGTTCAGCCATATGCGCTGCCAACGAAGCCATGATCTTTGAGCCTTGTGGGTTTTGTCCAATCATCTGCTGGATGATGGGGTCTTGCATCATGAATGAATGCACCTGGATGTGGGCCTGGTGATCTTGATAGTAAAACGCCTTAACGGGTTTTCCGTTCAATATGTTTTGGTTCTCTTGAATTGGATCGACAGGTTTCATATCGTCTGGCAAAGGCACAAGTTTCTCTGCATTTTTGATACCTAAAACATCCAGCATCGAGCGGTGCAACTCGGGTAAGTTGTAGATCTGAGGTGCCATCTGTGCCATCTGGATCACCGCTTGGTACTGGATCACTCTCTGAGACATGGTGGCCGCATTAGGGTCACTTACAGGAATAATGTCTACTAAATCGTAGTCTTCTTTTTTGGATTTTCTACCGCCATATTCTGGATCGTAGGTGTAGTCTGGATCGGTATAGTCACGGATCAAGTCTTTCAAAAGCTTCAACTCTTGTTTCAAAGAGAAGTGAACACGGGCTTGAACCGCCGTCATAACTTTGAGCTGGCGCTCTAATAAAGCAAGCGTTGTACCCACGGGAGCCTGCGCAGACATATCGCTGATGTTCATATCTGCTGTTGCTGCAAAGCGACGGCCTTCTTCCACAATCTGATTCATCAGATTGAACAGAGTAACGCTGGGTTCTTTGTAAGGTAATGGTAATATTGAGTCACGGATATTGCCGGACGCAACGTCTACGTCTCTCCACTCGCCCGGAGCAATTGGCGTGTCATCACCCTTAATGCGAAGTCCCCTGGATTTGAGGCCTCCCGGTAGGTTGGATAGAGTTCCCGCATCCACCAGTTGTCGCATGAGGCTTGTGGCGGATTTGGCAAAACCCCCAATAAGATGGAATAAACCAAACCCGTACGCTCCGAAGCCGGGGATGTATTGGTAGTGGACAAAGTGTTGGCGCTTGAGTCGGTAGTCATCATCTTCCTTCCAGTTTCTACGGATTGAAAGGACGGTGTTGGAGTCCTTTATTAAAGTAACCACATATGGCAACATGATGCCAGTTTCTTCGCCATCATCATTCTTGTCTTTGAACCCGTCTAAGTCCAAGTCAACGTGGCATTCAAGCAACACATAGCGATCATCGTTTAAATCGCTAAAGCCTGTTTCTTTATCTTTTGCTTTTTTAATATCATCCTGTGTTCGGCTAGGATCGGGTAGCTCAACATCTCTGTAGAACCCTGCAGCTTGTAGTTTAATGATTTCGTTTTTGGTTTTGCGCATGACATGCGTCAAGCGGTAGCATGTATCTAGATCAGTAGTTCCATACGGCAGAATAATGTCTTCCGCAGGAATAAACATCGATACAGGACGTCCTAGATTGGGATCGTAGTAAGTCTTTTTGAACGCTGAACCAGTCGCAGGCAAGCTCCATAACATGCGCTCGTGCTCAGGACGGAACTCTTTCATGTTTTCCGTCAGCTCAAAGTTCATATCGTCTTCTACATTTGCCGCTTTTTCTTTGATTTCTGGCGTATCCTTGCCCAAAATCTTAGTACGCACAGGACCTTGCGCTGGGAATGTTTCTGTAATGGTTTCGGCCTGAAAACGCACCACAGCTTCTGTAATCATAGGGTGGAACACACCGCACGCGCCCTGCCAAGGTTCTGTTCGCTCCTCAATCTGCAGACCTAAGAGCTTTAATCCCTCTACATAGGCTTTTTCCCATTCCTTTCGGGATTGTTTGTCTTGGTCGATGTCTCCGGCCAAGTCTCCTGCCATAAGTGAGAGTTCACCTTCATCCATGTACTCGGCAAGATTAGCGTCAAAATCGTCTGCCGTCTCTTCTTTGGGTTCCATATCAATTTCAAGCTCACCCATTTTGATGTGAACCTCTTCTGGGTCCACAATTTCTATTTCGACGGGCTCTGTATCTTGTGCCAAAGACTCAATCCCTGCTGGGGCCTGGTTAAAAGATTTATCAATCATAATTTTCCTTAAATTAATTTCCAATTACCATCAGAGTAGCTATTAGGCATCTTAACGGTACCGCCTTTTTTCATTAACTGTTCTTCTTCTGTAGGAGCCATAGCAACCATTTGGTCCTCAAGTTGCTCAGCTTCAGCTTTTTTGATTGGGAGTTTTTGCCCAAGAGAGTTATAGATAAATTCTCTCAATGGTTGATTTTTTTCATGCTCAACAACATATTTAGATGCCTCAATTTCTTTGGCATACCTTCTTGCATCAGGTCCAGAACCATTCCAAGCTTGTGGAAACGGCACTTTTAGTCGGTTGGCCAGTTGTTGTTTCTCGTAAATGGCTGCTGGGAAACTTGCAGCATAAGGATCGTGACCTTGTTGAATCAAATTATCGCGTATAGCTGCTGCTTTTTTGTTGTTGTAATCAAAATCATTGAACCCAAAGTTTGATCTGCCTTCTTTTAGAAGAATATTTGTCATTTCATCAGGATTTACTTGTACACCAGACGCTTTTACAGCTTTCATTAAGTTACCAATGGTTTCTTTATCATAAATTGTTGGCAAACTTTCTACGGATTTGTTTTTTAAATCAGCTCTTCGCCCTTCAAGTAAATCTCGTTCAAAAATTTGCTTATCTACTGGTACAGTTTGGTGAGAAGTTTTTGCCCACCAAGCCGGATTTTTTTTTGCTGCTTCTTCTTTTAATAAATTCATGGCAATTTTATGCATAGGATGATCAGGCGGATAATAAGCGCCTTTAGCAGTGTAGATTTTTTCATCTTGTGCCATGTATATCCTCAATAATATGATGCTTTGCGACGATAAGAATAAGGATCATCCTTCTCATCGGTTGTTAAAGAAAGAAAACCGCCTTGCCTAAAGCGCAACAATGCCTGTGTCGTCGAGTCCACCAAGTCATCGTGATCAGAATTAGGAAAAGCCGCCATCTCTTCAATCAATTCGTCCGCCCATCTGGTTCCAGGTGCCCATACTTTACCACTTGCGAATAAATCGGCAACAGAATTAATTCTTACCATCTTATCATTTCCCCTGCTGGGCGTAAACTCTTGCACAGGAATACCCATCGCCCTCAATTCAAAGATCAATGGCGCGCCGGATGCCTTTGCTTCAACGATAAATGCATCTGGTTCCCATTCCTTATAGGTATCGAACGCCACTTTCTTCAGTTCCGGAAACTCCATCCGCCTCTTGAATGCATCGAGCAGAATGATATTGGGGTCGTTTTCGTTTTCATTCATGTAGAAAACCCCCCATGTCGTACATGCAGAGTAATCTGATCGTTCGTTTTTGGTAAAAGCCGTATCCCAAGATTGAATAATGTACTCGCATCTGGGTGGTAGTTCGTTCTCCCACATCTTCCACCATTCCCGTTTGACGATTGCACCCTCTTCTGACGTAGGACTTTGCTGGTACTGGGCATTCCATTTGCTCGCAGGGAGTTCAGACTGCAGTGCTTCCAGCTCCTCCTTAGACCAGAACTCTGGCCATAGGGGGTTTCCGCTTGGCATGATCGCAGGGAAGTCGATAATTTCCCATTCGTCATTTCCTTCTCGGTCGATAGAGGACTGGATAATCCTTCCCGTTAAGTCCCGTTTGCTCCAACGGGTCATCACCACAATAATAGAACCGCCTGGTTGCAGACGCTGACGAGGACCAGAGGTGTACCACTCGTATACTTTATCAAATACGGATGGGTCTCCGGCTGCCAGGGCTGCTTCTTGTTCGGAATGGGGATCGTCAATGATCAGCAGATCCGCACCTTTACCTGTTACCGTACCGCCCACACCAATCGCAAAGTATTCGCCGTTCTGATTCGTCGCCCACCGACCCGCCGCCTTGCTGTCGGACCGCAGATTCACATTGGGGAATATCTTATGGTACTGTTCCGAGCTGACTAGGTTCCTGACCTTCCGTCCAAAACCTACGGCCAATTCAGCTGTGTTGGATGTCTGGATGATTTTTTTCTGCGGAAACTTACCCAAAAACCATGCCGGCAAGAGGTAAGAAGCAAATTCAGACTTTGTATGTCTAGGGGGCATGTTGATGATTAGGCGCTTGATCTTCCCGTTCGCAATGTCCTCGAACTTCCTGGCCATCACCTTATGATGTCTGCCGTGGATAAAGCCCGGCCACATCTCCCCAACAAACTTCATAAAGTCGCCCTGGGCCTGCTCAATACTCAGACTCTGCTTATAAGCCTCAAACATGTTCATCATCTCAGACGCCATATCGTCCGGCATCTTCATGATCGCTTCAATGATTTCTTCGTCTCTCATATCTTCTTAAAGTTAACATAAACAGGACGAACACTTCTCGCCCTATTAGGTAGCCGCTTACACACTCCTAGATCACATAGAGCCTTGATCTGCCTCTGCACATTCGCCCGCCCCTTATCGCCCGTCTGGTACATGATGTCATCGATAGATGGACCATACCCGTGCTTTTTCCACCACTCATCTATTACCAAGAATACTGTTCTTTGCTTCTCTGTCATACCCACCCCCAATGCCTCATCCACATCCTTAAACCGAGGAACCCCCCTCATCATCTTCATCTCCAACAATGTGTTAACGATTTTAGTTTTCATGTGTTCAAGGCAGACTGAAATAATATTTCTTTATAAATCAACAACTTACGATGGCCGTGTAACTTGTTACAGCGGATTTTTTTAAAAAAATACCCCCCCCCACCTTTTTATTTCACCTTTTCAGAAACGATTTCCTGGGATTCACTTTCTAGGGACTCAGTGGGAAAAGGATTGGATTGTTTGAGTGGAATAGTATGCGTAGGAGTTGCAGGTACGGGCTCAGCGTCAGCGGGCACTGGGCGGGCGGTGGGGTCTTTGCCTGCGCCCTTTTGGAGCTCTTCAAGAAGTGCAAGTCCATCGTCTTTGGCTTTGGGTTCGACATCGATGATGGTCTTGAGCCGTTCGATCAGCTTCTCTTTGATAGATGATGACTGATGAATGATCGTTGTCTCTTTGCGTTCCATGAATGCGCCCACTTCGTATAACTTGCCTATCAGCTCAAGGGCTTTGATCTGCTGTGCTGGCGGTGTTTCGGGATTGATCGAGTGCTGAACCAGTTGATGGATCAGGTGTTCTCTCAATTGAACAGGGTTTCGGTATTTACTCGCCTCCATTGCCAGTTTATACGCTTCTATCTCATGTTGGATTCTAGGATCAGCCGTCAGCTTGTATGGCGATGTTGTG